GGGATTGACCGCGCAATTCAAACGCACCATGCGGCGCTACCTTAAAACCCAATTGGGGCTGGCGGCATGAGGCGGCTATTCGAAGTCAGCGCGTTTACCCTGGCAATGATAGCCGTTGCTATCCTGGCTGGCGTAATCCTATTCGGCGTCGATCTGGTATTCGGCTACCAGGGTGCGCCATTGTTCCAGATCACATCCCTATAACGCGCCGCACAGCGTAAACTCTGCCCGGTTAGGCCCTCACCTAGCCGGGCATTTTGTTGCCCTGAGAAGCGCTTAAAATGGGGCTGGCTAGGCGCAACACTCGACTTGCACAATAATTGTGGGGATAACATCCAATGCACGCCACCATATATATATTCGCAACTGAGAAATGATTAACGCGGTTTTGCAAGCCCGCAACTGCCCTATAAATCAATGGGTTACAGAGTTATCCCAAGTTATCCACAGGTAGTCTAGCATCATTACAAGCTGGGATCGCAAATAATTAACCGATATTCAGTTAATTAATATGATGCCGCAAAATGTGGACACGCTGTAACCCATTGATAATGCCCGGTTAATTGACGCCCGCAACTGTTTTGATGGTTACCCGATTGTGAGATTAATTGCGAGCTTCTCGTAACAAGTCATAACCCATTGATTACGCCCAATTAAATCGACCCGATTACGAGATTGCGAGATTTCCAGTGAAACGCGCCCGACACCCTTGGTTTTCCCGCAACCCGTAATCGCCCCGTGATTATCGTTATAAATCAACGGTGTATCACATTCGTTCTCTCGCAACTGGCAACAGGGTAAACATAGTTGTATTCTAGGGTGGCTTAACATGGATAAGGGGAAATTAGGCGGAGATATATATAAGATCGATGCGGTTGCGAGCGCGCGCGAAATAGAAACGAAGCACGTCTATTTCGCCCCTATATACATACTGTGGATTATGGGAAGGGTGGGGGGCTGGACCCGTTGCTGGCCGTGGCTTACGGCCTAAAAAGACGCATATGCATGTATTACGGCCAGCTTAGGCCGCCTATCGGTGTGATATCCCGGCATTATGCGCACTATTGAGCGTTATCAATGCCTTAGCACCAAGCCAGCGCTTATCATAATATATATTATGCGACTAGAACCAGTCCAGTCTAGCGCGTAAGCCATTGATATCATTAGGTTTTGGCCCGATGGGCGGTTCGGCGCACCCCCCACCCCTGGGGCTGGGGGCCGGGTCCCCGCCGCTCATCCCTCAAACAAAAGACCTTGCTTTCTTATTATTGTCATGATATTTATCGCTGGGAAAATTAGGCAAGCAATATGTTTGAAAAATTCAAGACGATGGATGAGGTTAACGCTTATCTTGGCTCGGCGACGATTGAGTGTTTATTTTGTGGCAATCATTACCAACAGCTTGGCAATCATATTCTTCGCGCGCATGCTATTGATTGCGTGGAGTACAAGGAGCATTTTGGAATTCCGCGCAGCCGCAAGTTGGTAAGCGCCCCTCTTCATGAAAAACTGAGCGCCGCCACGGCCAGGAGGATTGCGGCGCAGGGGGAGGGTTGGCTTGAGGAATTCATGGCGAAGGGCGCGGCGGCGCGTGATGCATCGACGACCGAGAAGAGGATTGCCCATGTCCCGGCTGTCAGGGCTAGGCTGAAGGAGACTGGGTTGGCTGGGGTTAGGGCGAGCCATGAGAAAATGGGGGGCAAGTTGGCGATGGTGCGTTGCCCCGATTGCAGCGTCGAGCATCAGGTATCGGCGTGGGCGGCGACTAGGAAGGGAAGTGTTCTTTGTCCACCCTGCAAGCAGGCGCACATCCGGCACACCAGCAGGAACCGTCCCGACAAGGCTGCGCGCAGCGCCCGGCAAGAAGGCATCCGGCGCGCGCGCATTGCGAACGGTGAGATTATATCCGTCTTGGCGCGAGATATATTTGATTTTGTTAATGTTCAGAGTGGCCCTGTAACAACGGCGGAAATCATTGCTGCCGTTTGGCCTGGGCATCCTGAGATAAAGAGGGTGAATTTCAAGAAGCGTATATCCGACCTGCTTAATGCTGGCCGACTGAAGAAGGTGAGGCCGGGAGTTTATTTCACCTAGGAGAAGCACCATGATTGCTCTTGCATTTTTCGCACCGCTGATCATCATCGCCGTAATTGCGGCCAGCCAATGACGGACACCCGGCAATGGGCGATTGAAAGCGCGCGATATTGATGCGGTTCAAAAGATACATACGGCGGGAGCGCGGTGAGATTGTCCATGATGTCGGATGGGCGTTTCAGATTGGGCGCTGTGTGTTAAGGTATAACCGCCGGGAACTGTCATCGATTTTCGGGCCGGGGGATATCGAATGGGATGGTTTTCGGCATCGCGGCTGCTGACAAGGCTGGAGTCCCTGTGGAATATAGGAGCATAGCGTGATGTATTTTTTGGTCCTCACCGTCGGCAACGTCATCATCACCGCCGCGCTGGTTGGCGTGTTGGCGGCGTATTTCTTTTTCAGGCGGCGGGAATTGAGACGGTGATGAACATCATTTCACTAGGCGCCGTCGATGCGGTCGATGCCGCCGGGTACGCTGCGTTGCTGGCGGAAATAGCATGAGTCATACGCCGACAATCATAGGCGATGCCACACTGTATCAAGGAGATTGTCTTGAAATCCTGCCCACACTTGGGCCAATAGAAACGCTGATTCTCGATCCGCCGTTTGAGGAATGGGCAACATTTTCCATCCCAAAAGCTCAAAGTATTCTCGCATTCTGTTCCCCACCGTCGAGGTTTGCGGTCGAGTCGAAACTTGGAAAACCACGTTGTGAACTGGTGTGGCATTTTGCAGATGGCAGATGGATCAGCCCCTATCTTCCGAGGGTGACGCACGACTACATTTATTTGTACGGCGCGGCTGGAACAGCCGACGTCGGTCCTTTCCAAGAAGTGGAACCACAGAAAAAGGGCAAGACAGCGATTGGTAAAGATTGCCTTGGCAACCGAACTTACACACCGAATCCGCGCAAGCACCTGAACAGCGTACAGATTTTCCCCCGCAATATGTCTGGCCCTTTGGGTGCTTGGGGAAAGCCCGACGCTCTTATGTATCGGCTAGTAGATTGGATTGCCGCCGACGAAACAGTCGATCCCTTTATGGGTAGCGGCACCACCGGAGTAGCCTGCGCCAAACTGGGCCGCAAGTTCATCGGCATTGAACTAGAGCCAAAATACTTCGACATAGCCTGCAAGCGGATCGAACAAACATACGATCAACTGGACATGTTCATAGAGCCGCCCAAAAAGGCTATACAGGAGATTCTACTATGACCGGATTCACAGACCACAAAATCAAACATGGCAGCGTCAGCAATATCAATAAATATATCGAAGCTCCCGATGCGTGGGTGAGCCAGTACCTGTTCGGCAACCGGGGATCAAGCTCCCCGGCGAACCCGGCTTTGCCCCAATAGTCGCCCATCAGAAATACATGACCTTGGCAAGCGCAACATGGCAGAAAAGACCGCGCCCGAAGGCGCGGCAGGAGTTTTAGGGAGGATTGCGGCAGCCTAGCCGTTTCCTGTTGAAAAATCAATAGCACCTGTGGTATGCAGCCTGATGGCATTCACAAATCCTGTGGATTTGAAATCCGATGGCTGACATCGAGCTTGAGCGCGCCTTGTCCACGGTCAACGACCGCTTCCCGGTTTTGGGTAATATCAATGCCACCATCCGGCGCGGCACCGGGCATGGTCATGCCGAGTTTTACCCGTCCAGCGAATCGCGCAGCCCGACGCCGGGCGTGCCGCTGATCGAGGTTCGTAATTCCGACATCAAGGGTAAGTGGCCCGAAAGTTTGGTTGCCGGTGAATTGATGCATGAACTGCCATTGATCAACAACGAGTTCAGCAAGCTGCGCGATTCTTTTGTCAAGACCTTGAATAAGCGCCAGATGCTTGAGCAGGAGGATGCCTATCAGTTTTTCGCCAATCACCCGGATTTCCAGGAAGAGCGCGAGTTTAAGGACTGGTTTGAGGTTTCACGCATCGACGGCCTGATACGCGGCTACCTTTTTCCCGATGAGCAGAACAACTTCAAGGATTTCTACACCGACGAAAACATCAAGGTGCTGGAAGAAATGCGCGACTTCATCAAGGGCATCGACGGAGAGGAAACTGATGAATAATTACGTTCTCCCCGATCACGCCACGGGCGGCAATGAGATATACGCGCGTCCGCTGGCCCCGCTCGATGATTTCATCGCGGCGGGCAAGCGCCTTGGTCTGCCGCAGATGATGCTCGATGCCATCACCCTGCGGCATCGGGCGATCAACGGCGAGCTTGACCTGAAGACCGACAAGCTCGATACCAAGGGCATTCTCAGTGAGCTTGACCGGGTGATCGGGCTGGCATTTTCGTTTCTCGATCCGGTGGTCATGGCGAAGACCAACGCCCGCGACCTGATGACCATCATCGGCATCGGTGTCGATAAGCGGCAGCTTCTGAGCGGCGAGCCGACGCATATCCTGAGCCACGGCGACAGGAAGAATATTTCCAACCTGCTGCCCGCCCTGGTCGCCGAGGTCGAGCGGCGCGGCCTGACCATCGAGCACCATGTCGAGGAAGCCACTGGGGAGGTCAAGGTCGAGGTTATGAAGGATGTGACGCATGGGAATTAGTGAAGGTGAACAAAGCGTATATGTCAGTGGCTATGTTCCGCCCATGAAGATTGTGTTCGGCTCCAAGTGTGATCCTACATCTTTCGAACCGTCAGGCGGCAGCATTAATGTAGGGCACCCGGCTATCGCCCAATGGCTTGAGCGGCACCCGCGTGTTGCTTTCAGGCTACTGAGGTTGTTGCGGAAAATATGAAGGATGTGACACCATGAAACCATTACCGCGTCCATGAATGAAACTATCTACAACGACGTGGCTGACAAGGTTTTAATCCAGGTCAGGCCGGAAGACCTTGGCGGCCTCACCGACGAACGCCTGATGGCGCTGATCGGTGAGGTTGTCGAGGCCAACGAATATGACCGCCGCGAGAACCAGCTTTTCTATTACCGGACGGCATCGCCCCGCTGCCTGAAAATCCATGAATTCGCGGCGGGCGGCGTCCGCGTCGTCGGGGCAGGCGGCGGCAACCGCTCATCGAAGACCGAAACCTGCGTCGCCCACATGGCGGCGCTGGCGACCGGCATTTTCCCCGAAGGCATGGAAGACATCTTCCGGCAATGGTTCCGGGGGCCGATCAACATGCGGACGGTGCTTGAATCACTGACCACCGTGCTGCACCCTATTTTCCTGCCCAAGCTGCAATATTTTACCTGGACGGGTCTGAAGCCGCTGGGCGGTCCGAAGGGCCACTGGGGATGGATACCGAAGGCTTGCCTAGTCGATGGTAGCTGGGAGCGGTCATGGTCGGAAAAGCTGCGCACCCTGCGCATCCTCTGCCGCGATCCCGACGACTTCGACCACATTCTCGGCGAGAGCCAGTGGCAGTTCATGTCGTTCGACCAAGACCCTTCCGACTTCGCATCGGGCACCTTCGACATCATGCACCATGACGAACCGCCGCCCTACGCAATTTGGCGCGAGAACGAGCCGCGCACCTGGGATGTCAACGGCGTTCACCTGCTGTCGATGACGTGGCCCGATGATCCCTCCATACCTGTGGACTGGATTTACGATGAGATTTACGAGAAGGGCATTCTTGGGGCGCGCAAGGAGCCGGACTACGAATGGGTCAACCTGATCACCACCGACAACATTCATCTGGATCAGGAAACCGTGCGCAAGCGCACCGCAGGGCTGGATGAGCAGACCCGGCAGACGCGGGTGCTGGGCCAGCCGCTCAGGTTTTCCAACCGGGTGCATCCCCTGTTCACCGACGCGCCGCAGCATTGGTGCTTCGGGCATGGCGGCGTCTGCTACCCGGTCGATGACCTCTGCCCCGGCACCGAGAAGCAGCCGTGCGGGTCCGACGATATCGTCGAGTTCAACCATGTCGAGGAATTGGAAGTGGTCACCGGCTGGCCGGTGGTTTATTTGATCGATCCGCACCCCAGGAAGCCGCATATGTTCATGTGGGTGATGGTTCTGCCCGGCGACGATTACTACGTCATTGAGGAAGGGCTGATCGAGGATGATGCCGAAGAGGTCCGCATCTACAGCGAGAGCAAGGAGCTTGAGCTTGAACTGAACGTCGTCAAGAGGATGATGGACCCGAACATGGGGCGCTCGCCGTCGGGTGCCAAGCGGGAGATTACTTGGCAGGACGAATTCGACAACGCCAATTTCATGATCGACCTTGCCGACGACAGCGGCATCGGCAGGAAGAAGGTCAATACCTATCTGAAGCCGGATGAGCACACCTACCGCCCACGCATCATCGTGCATCCCCGCTGCGTCAACGTAATCTCGCAGATGAAGCGCTATGTGTGGGATGATTATCGCCGCAACATGGAGCGCGATCAGAAGCAGACGCCCAAGGACAAGGACGACGATTTTCCGACTTTGTTAAAATATCTCTTGAATTTTGAACCGACTTTCAACATGCTGCATGATGGCGCTCCCGTTATCAGCCGCCCAGGCACACGAAAGGGACCGTACTGATGTCTGAAATTAAATCCGACAAGGAATTCCAGGCCGAGCAGGATATGCATACCTTGGCCGAAGCCGAAGCGCTTGAGCGCAATCCGGCGCGCAAGGCCGCCGCCGTTACTCGTGCCCGCGAGCGGGCTGCCGAACTGACCCAGTTCGCCGATCATAACGCGGCCAAGGAAAAGGTGCCCAACGGGGCGACCGGCCTGGGGCTGGCCGAAATGCAGCAGAGGAAGAAGCGATGAATGAAATGCCGCGCCGCGCCAACGGCACGCCGCAGAACCAGCCTCAACAGACCGGCGACGCCAGTATCATTTTTAGCTCCTTGATGGGTGAACAGGTGGTCGTCACCTATGAAGGGCTTGACGGTAAGGTGATTGAGGTCACCGGCCAGATGGATGCCTTGGTGCCGCCATATTTTGTGATTATCACGCCCCTGGATCAGAAGCGTGAATACATTGCCTTCGGTGGATTGCGCCGGATCAAGGAAACCCGCCCGCCGAATATCATGGGGCCATCCTGATGGCGCTTAAATATGTCTGCGACGGCTGTGAGATTATTTCTAACGACCGCGAGGACTTTGCGGAGCGCGGCCCGCTTGCCCGTATTTACTGCGCAGATTGCGCTGAAATTGTTGATGATTATGCGGGCAAGCGGGACAAGCTGCATGATCGCGTAGCCAAGACCTGGAACAACGGACTGGCGAAGTTGCGCAAGGAGTACGACGGCAAGGTAAAGTTGCTGGACGATGCAAAAGTTGATAATTTTTGATGCCAAAGATTGATGAGTTTGAAGCCTACATTTATTGTCCGTCATGCGAGAAGCACGTCGGCGAATTACGGCGACAATCACTGGAAGATGTTGGCGGCTCCGAGGGCGTCTGCGCCCACAAGTTCATTCCGACCGGCGAAGCCGAATGCGACGAAAAGTTTATCACCAATGTAAAATGCACCGCGAAGGACGTGACGTTTGAGCGATCTACCACGAAATAGGGCCGGTTTCTGCACCGCCTGCTACGAGCCTCTTTTTGACGTTGATGAGGTCTGGACCGAGGAAACGGCTGGTCGCGGCTCTCCGTTGGTGGGTGAGCCACGGCGTTATGGAGAGGTTTACGACAATGCGTTTCGGGTTGGCGTGCTGTTTACCGACGGCACCACAACCATGTGGACCGTCTGTGAGGAATGCGTTGATTCAGTCAACGAAAATTTGCCTAGGATATGGGCCGGTGTTATAAGGGCGTTCGCATTCGACTGGAAGGCGAAGCCCTGGATGTTCGGACAGGCGTTGAGTGAAGAGCAATTGAAATTCCAGGCTGACGATATCTGCCGCGTCGCTTCGCTGGCCCCGCTGGGCGTCCTCTATTCCGAGCGCTGGACGGACATGATCGCGAGGGAAAATGGCTGAAACAGCGCAGACACCTGCTGCTACTGCCGATATCCGCCGCACCCGCTTCCGCCGCGAGGCGTTGAACATCGACCGTGCCGAGATCGCCAAGCGGGTCATCGACTTCTTCAATACCGACGACACCAACCGCCAGTTCGAGAAAGAGGCGCGCATCCAGCGCCATGCCAAGTTCCGCATGTGGGTAGAGGGCAAGGACTGGCCCTGGCCCGATGCGTCCGACGTACCTCTTTCCGACATGATGGAGAAGTCGTTGCGGATGCAGGATACGCTGCATAATGCGGTCATGTCAGATCGCCCGGTGTTCAATGCCAAGGCGCGCAACGACGGGCAGAGGTCGCAGCAGGATACTATCGATAGCCTGCTTGATACCCAGTTTTTCCTTGAGCAGAACGGCGAAGAGATCGTCGGTGAGATTGCCGATGATTTCGTTAACGAAGGCATCTTCACGGTGTTTGTGCCGTGGATAAAGGAAATGCGCGAGGTGTCGGATATCAGGGTCTACGATCCGATCCCTGCGCCGTTGGATTTTCCGTCCGAGTATTTCCAGGCCATCTTGACCAAGGAATTTCCCGAGGCCGCCATCGCCCAATCACGCGGCGGCGATGGTTGGGACTGGGATGTCGTGGAGGGCACCGAAGAGCCGTTCAAGGCTAAGTTCTATACACGCCCCGATGACCAAGGCGTCGAGCTTGTATTTTCCAAGCCGGTCGAGATTTACAACGGCCCGCGTGTCATCCCGAAGGACTGGGATGAGGTTCTTTATCCGGCCCGTTCCGCCAATCTGCAAGCGCCCGGCCCCTCAAATCCCGGTGGTGCGGCGCATGTTATCTTGGTTGATTATCCGACCATCGATGAGGTTAGGCGGCTGCAAAAGGATGGAACCTACGACCTGATGACCAAGGAAGAAGCCGACGGGTTGGAAGCTATCCAGCGTCCGAGGGACAATCAGGAATACAAGAATGCCAAGGACGATCTGCAAGGCTCTGCGGGCAGTGAAACCGGCACGCCGAATCCTGATCGCGGCCAGGACACCCTGACGCGGCTGCGCTGCTTCGACGTTTTCGACATCGACAATGACGGCATCGGCGAAGACGTGGAATGGGTTGTTTTGCACGAAGCCAAGTTGACGGTGCGTGGCAAGATGATGACCGAAGTGTATCCGTCCAACCCGCCGCGCAGGCCGCTGGCGGGTAATTCATTTATCCCGGTCAAGGGCCGCTATGGCGGCATCAGCTTCCTGGAAACCCTGGAAGGCATCCACGATGTCATGAAGACGCTACTTGATCAGTCGGTTGACGGCGGCACGCTCAAGAATACGCCGTTTGGGTTTTACCGGGCGACGGGCGGCATGAAGCCGGAAACTATCACGATGGAGCCGGGGCACCTTTACCCGCTTGGTGATCCGAGTCGTGATATCAATTTCCCGAATTTCAGTTTTACCGGTGAAGCGCAGACCATCAACCTGTTGACCATCATGCAGCAGATGGAAGAGCGGGTGTCGATGATCGGTGAACTTCAGCTTGGCCGGGTGCCAGCCGGGAAGTCGTCGGCGCTGCGCACCATTGGCGGCATGTCGATGGTGGCGGGGCAGGGCGAAGCACGACCGGAACGCATTCTACGGCGCTTCTTCATGGGCTTCACCGATGTTTTCTCGCTCATGCATGAGCAGAATAAATACTTCCTGCCGCCAGAGAAGAAGATCAGGCTGGTCGGCGTGCAGAGCAAGGCGGCTGATATCTATGCAACCGTCGCCAAGCGTTCCGAGGTTTCCGGGGCGATGGATTTCGAGTTCAAGGCCAATGTGCTGAACACGTCCAAGCAGGCTTTGCAGATGTCCATCGATGCGCTGATCGCAACCTATGTCAATGATCTGGCTATCCAGCTTGGCCTGATCGACGAAGCTGGTATCTACAGGCTGTTCAGGCAGAAGGCCAAGGCGCACGGGCAAGACCCGGATGACTACATCAAGGAGCCGGTGCCCGGCTCGATGAAGCCGCGCATCTTCGCCGAGGAAGCCTTGAGCATGATTTTCGATGGCCTGTTGCCGGATGGCAGGCCAGCCGAAGCTGGCGGTGCCATCGAGCATTTACAGAAATTGCAGGCATTTTTCGAGAGCGAGAATTTTGGCTTGCTGGTCGGCGGGGAGCAGCAGCAGGCGCTGCGTATCTACTTGCAGCAGGTTGGCGAAGCAGCGGCGGTGCAGCAGCGGCAGATGCAGATCGCGCAGGCGGCGCAAGGATTCCAGGCTGGGCAAGCTGGCGATGGTCAGGGCGGGCGTCCGCCTGAAGGGCCGCCCGCGTCGAACGAAACGCCGCCTATTTCGGGCGGCGCGGAACTGCTTGACGAAACCTTGCCAGGGGCGGGCGGTGGTGCCAACACGGGTGCGCAATGAGACAGGATATAAGGGAATTCAAGGATTTTCAGGCCGATCAGGCGAGGCTTGCCGAAGCGCAGGGCAGGCCGCGTGCGCGTGGGCAGTTGACGCAGGGCGATCTGCAACTGCTGATCCAGGCGGAAGTCAGCGCCGAAGCGATGACCGGGCATCCTGATTTTGACCGATTCTTGAGCTATTTGCAGAATGCGGTCGTGATTTGCGAACAGAAGATTGCCTATCTTCAGACACAATTGAATGATCCTATGGTGGTCAACGCTGATGAGATCATGGGCATTAAAGCGATGCTTACCGACGCCAACGCACGTAAGGAAGCGTGGCAGGCGGCGATCAATCTGCCCAAGGACATCATGGAAAACGGCGAGAACGCGCGGGAATTGATAGTCGATGAATCAGATGCGTGACATATCGAGTCATCAGGTTGGCACAGCGCCCGGCTATTCGCTGGCCCTGCCACTTGTCGTAACAGAAGCCGTGGCTAACTTTTTACTTGACGGGAAGACCGGAAATGTTGTCTTAAATATAAAGGACGGGGCGGTAAAATGCGTCCGCGTCGAGGAAATCGTACCCGTCTGATTTTTTAATTCGTTTTGAGTTATTGGAATACCCAAGCTCGCAGCCGCGAAAGTGGCGCGGGCTTTTTGTCTTTTTCGGGCCTTAAACTTCCGCTGATACGGGGCCGGTGTCAGCTTCGGGCAATCCTGTGGGGTGCCGCCACAATGGAGAATTAAGATGGCTGAAAATCCAGATACCGGACAAGCAACGGGTGACGGAGAGCAGGGCGACAAGCGGACAGTGCCGCTCGCCGCGCTGGAATCGGAAACGCATCGTCGGCAGGCTGCCGAGTTAGAGGCAGCCGAGCTTAGGGGGCGGTTAGACGCCGCCGCCGCGCAACCGGCTCCCGTCGAAACTCCAAAGACCTTTTCCGATGCCGAGTTGAATATGGCAGTTCGTGAAGGCCAGATGACCGAAACCGAAGCGTCACAAATTCGTGAAAATCAGAGGGATACGCAGATCAGCACGCAGATCGCCAAGTCAGTTACCGAGGCGGTTTCGACGCAGGCTGCGATCACCGAGATTAACAGCGAGATTGGGCGCTACAAGACAGCGGTGCCGGACATCATGGATAAAGTTTCCGAGAGTAACCAGAAACTTACCAAGGCTTTCAATGATCTGGTGGCGTTGGGGCAACCCAACAGCCAGTCAACCGAACTGGCGGCGGCGCGGCAAGTGTTTGGGTCTATCGATGCCTTGGAATCCGTTGGCAGAGTTCATGACCGTGAAACTCATCAGGAAACGGGCGGCGGTATGCCGCCTGCTTCTGGCGGTGGATCACCCGACGGCAAGCCGGAAGGCATGTCGGCGGATGAAGATCGGCATTATTCCGATGCGATTCAGAAGGGCATCTACAAGGGTTGGGCCGAAGTTGCGGAAGAGCTTAAGTTTGCAAATCCGAATCTTCGCAAGAAGCATGGAGCAACGATAGTCTGATGTTTGCGATAATGAAAAAGCGGACGCCTGCCGAGTTGGCGGATGTTTTTGTCGCTCCTGGCCGCAAGTACGGTCAGGTCGCGGGATCGCATATCGATAATTTCGTGATGACGCAGCGGGCGATTTGGCTCTGTGGTGATTGCTTACCCAAATTTAACCCCCTGAAGTATGGGTACGTTCCCAAACTTCATGGGAAAAACCGGTTACCATTCGTTCGTGGAAATTGTGATGGCTGTAAGCAGCATGACGATCAGATGCGGATGTTGGTACATCACACTCAAGCAATGGAGTAGCGACGATGAAGTTTGTTTATGACATCAATCAGTCGTCGCCCCACATAGAGCGTTACCAGATTGCGGAAACTCTTTCCAATCCAAATGTTCCTGTCTTGATCGACGTAGCTGGCGAAGCCGGTGTCAACCTGCCGACCACAACCTCTTTGGCTGATATGGTCGGCGTTGCCATCGAAAGCGCCACTTACACGACCACGCAGGGCACCGGAGCGGATTCGGCGGAACGGACAGTCGCCGTCATCATAAATCCGCAGGCGGTCTGGAAGGCTCTTATGTCGGGCGGTGCAACCGAGGGCACAGCGCTCACGGAACACGATATCACCACGGCCAATGCTGGCGGCGTCACACTGACGACCGGCGATGCCCATAACTCCCCCAACATGGATGAGGGTATTTGCTGGTTCACGGCTGGTGCCAATGTCAGCCAGGATCGCAAGGTTACGGGCACCGGGGGCACGTCGATTACGGTCCTGATCCCGTTCGACAACGGAACGGTTGTTGGTGATACCTTTATCGACGCGCCGTATTGGTACAATGCCACGACGGCGGTTCAGCTAACCACCAACTTCTATCAGGCTGATGCGTCCATCGCGGTGGCGACCGGTGCCGGTGCAAAGGTCAAGGCAATGGAGCTTAATGGAACGACAGACAGCTATATCCATTGGGTGCCGACCGATCACGTCTATTCACAGCGTCCGACCTAGGACAAGGAGATAAACGATGGCAGTTCCCCATGCTTCAGGAGCCTTCGGCGATCTCATTGATCCCAGGTTCCAGCGTATCTTTCACGAACAATACGACCAATTGCCGGACATGCTTGGCATGCTGTTTACCATGCCGCCCGACAATGGCCGTGCAGACATGCGTTGGTCGAGCGTCGGCGCGTTTTCGGACTGGTCCCAGTTTTCCGGTTCGGTGACGTATCAAGACGCTTCTCAGGGCTACGACACGACGGGTACTCACGTCGAGTTCGCATCCGGCACGCAGGTTGAGCGCAAGCTGTTCGACGATGATCAATACCAGATCATGGATCAGCGACCGCGCGGCCTTGCAACCGCCGCACAGCGGACACGGCAGGTACACGGCGCACGCATCCCAAACAATGCGTTCTCTGTGGATACCTTCTTCTACAACAATTCCGAAGGTGTCGCGCTTTGTTCAAACTCTCACACGACTACTTCCGGCGCATCGACGGCTTCAGGCTTCGACAACCTGACGACAAGCTCGTTGAACGCGGCTTCGGTCGCGGCGTCGCGTATTCAGATGGTTGGGTTCCGCGACGACGCGGCCAACCGGATGATGCTCAATCCCGACGAACTTCTCATTCCGCCCGATCTCTATGAGCGGGCCTATGAGATCGTCGCGTCGATGGGTAAGGTCGATACGGCCAACAACAACCGGAACGTCCATGAAGGGGCATACCGCGTAATCGAGTGGAATTACCTGACCGATACCAACAACTGGTTCATGATGGATTCCGCTTTGCGGCAGCAATCCCTGTTTTGGGTAGACCGTGTTCCGGTCGAGTTCGCGTTTGCCGAAGACCTTGATACCCTTGTCGCCAAGTGGCGCGGGTACATGCGTTATATGAACGCCTGGACCGGCTGGCGCTGGGTTCTTGGCGGTCAAGTCAGCTAAGGGATAATGGGGCGGCTAATGCCGCCCCAGTTTCCCAGGAGAAGACAATGACGAAATTTCCAGAACGAACACGCTCCACGGCGGTTGGTAAAAGCTTTCCCGGAAAGTCTCGTTCACTTGGCACGCATGCCATGCAGGACATAACCAAGTCGCCGGGCCAGCCGAAGTCGCCGGATAAGGGCAAGCCGCTCGCCAACAAGCGCGGTCTGCACAGTGGAAGCAGGTAGGTGTGTCATGGCAAAAAAGGCATCGAAAGCGAAAGCGCCTGCAAAGCCGAAGGCGGCTGCAAACCCCAAAGCTGCTTCTAAGCCGAAGGCGGCTGCAAACCCCAAAGCTGCTTCTAAGCCGAAGGCTGCTGCCAAGCCCAAGAAGGACTGGCGCGCAGGTTTGAGCCAGGGCGAGATTGAAGCTCGCGAAGCGTGCGAGCGCGACGAGGCCAGGGGCGGGCCGGGCCTATGAGCAACAAATTTCATACCGACATCCAGGGCGGTGCATCGTCGCCCAAGATGTCCGGCTCCGGTAGTAAGCCGGGTGCGAAGGAAAAGCCTGCATTTCCCAGCGCTGATCTTCCCGGCAAGACGCAGCCGAAGGATCGTTCGGGTGGCGTCAAGAAAGCGCAGGTAAGTCCGAAATCCACCGGGCTTTAACGGGTAAGTTGGGGTTAGATTCCCCGAGGCGGCTTAGGTCTTGTACTGGGCCGTCCCTGATACGGAGAAATTAGATGACTCTATCAGCATTCCCCTTTGGGGTTTCCAGCTTCGGCGTTCCGCTGATCGGCAATCACGTTCCGATTATCGGCGGCAAGACTGCCGCCGCAGGCGAAGCGCTCAATCTTTTTGTTGACCCGGCGAACGGCAATGACGGCAATACAGGTGAAAGCCCGTTTGATGCCCTGGACACGGTTTCGGCTGCCTATGCCAAGACTATCGATACGCGCGGCGATGTGATCTACCTGATGAACGACGGTAACACGTCCGGCACATCGCGGGAAGACAGCACTCTTACATGGGCGAAGGACAATACTCATTTGATCGGCCTGTGTGCGCCGACGATGCTTTCTCAGCGCGCCAGGATTTCACCGAGCAGCGGTCAAAGCACTATTGTCACACCGCAGCTTTTGGTTTCCGGTCACGGCAACATCTTCTCGAATATTTCCTTTTTCGAAGGAATCAACGAGGCCGCCGACAGCACCTGCGTCAGCGTTACCGGTAACCGCAACTACTTCAGCAATGTGGCGATGATGAACATGGGTAATGCCACCTCGTCATCGGCGGCTGATCGGGCTGGGAGTGAAGTACTATCCATCAGTGGTGGTGAGGAAAACACCTTTGATGGCTGCTATATTGGTCTTGATACCATTGCGCGGAGCGCGGCCAATGCCAATGTGCGGTTCGCCAGTGCGGCGACAAGAAACCTTTTTCGCAACTGCTTCTTCCCGATGCAGGCTGACGCGGCGACGCCGATCTTCATCGATGCCAACACATCGGGGGCAATCGACCGCTGGGCTTGGTTCAGCAACTGCATGTTCCATAATGGCGTTAATTCGACGGCCACTACTGTCAATCTCGTTGCTTCGGTCCATGCCAGTGCTGGCGGGACGATCATCTTGGATTATTGCTCCAGCGTCGGTGCGACCGAGTGGGAAACCACGGCTTCAACAAACGTCTTTATCAACATGCCTGTTCCCGATGTGGCGCAGCCCGCTGGTGGTACAATGGGCGCGTTCACGACATAAGCCGATGTCGGAAAGGATCAATGCTTACGTTCACACAGAGGGCGATCCTTCTGACGTGCTGTTCCAGATTCCGCCGATGGGGCGGGAACTTCGTGAGGGGGATACATTCACCTTCACGCCGGTTTCGGGTCCATCAGTTGTCTGCAAGGTTGAAAAATCGATTATCAAATCACGCAGTTGGCATCTGGCAATGAGCATAATCCACATGATTACGGGGCGTCGTCAGAGGTCCATTATGGCGTTTCCGTGGTGCCTTCATGATAAAAAACCTAACTCCATCACCTACTCCGTCACATAAGGAAAGGAAGTGACAATGCCAGCAACAGAGCCTTTTAAAGAGACAACGACGCCGCTGCTGCGGCCCAATCAGGTTGAGGACATGACGGACGAAAAGAATCGTCTGGAAGCGTCGATCAGCGGGCCTGCACATATTTCGGGCCAGATACAGAATCGCGGTGACGTCGTGCGCCAGCTTCGCAGCTTGGCGCGTCAGCTTGACACCCAATCGCCTCAAAAATACGTGGGCAAGGAACTGGACGCGGCGGTCAAGCGTGAGCAGAAACTGCGCGAAGAGTTCGTTGTCGGTATGCCGACGCAGGAAGAAATGCGGCGCAACCCGACCGGCGTGGTCGATAAGTTGATCGCCTGGGAAGGGCGTCACAAGGACAAAATTCTTGAATGGAAGAACATTCGTCTGCGTCTATTTAAATCCGAAGCCCTGCCGAGTGACATCGGCCCGCGCGACGTTGCCAACCTTGAGCGCTATCGCCCTACGGGCGGCGCGCAGCAGCTTAACATGGACAACGAGCAGATATCCGGCGCGAGCTTCCATCTGCCCGACCGCATCGACGGCTCTGTGGCCGTGATGACCGATGAGGATGCTGAGATCATCAAGAGTTTTGATACCAATCTCTTCGTCAAGATGGCACTGATGTCGAACGAAGATCGGGCGCGGGTGCTTGAATTTGCGCGCGCCTTGCAGGCGACGGGTGGCCCGGCGACGGAAGAAGAACTTGCCGTCGTCGATGCAGCGGATGCCGTCGATGAAGAAAGTGCCGAGCCTGAAGGTTTGGGGCTGGCTAGTCAGCCCGCTGAGGAAGCGGGGGATGATGTTATCGCCACCGTTGGCGTGGGCATCCCCGCCGATTTATCGACGCTTCCCTGGGGTGCTCCCGAGGGGCAGATGAGTATTCTTTCCGTAGCGGCATCCCTGGGTATCAAATCACACGGCAAAAAGCGCGTCGCCATCGAATCATTGATCAATGAGAAAAGGAATGAGTAAATGGCCTTTCCCTGGATTTTTGAATCCAACTTCGAAGCGGGCACCAACGGTGAGTGGGATTCCGAAACGGATGCCGCGTCGCAGCTAGACTTCCCGCATTACACCGAACTGGGCCGCTATCCTTGGCGTGCCGCGCCGCACAGCGGCGCTTATTGTATGCGTGCGGTTTTGAGCGGTGGCACTGCCGATGCGGTCGTGTCTGAGGGCGACATTGATATTGCCGACACGGTGACCCGCTGGTTCCGCTTCAACGTGTGGTTCTCACCGACCTTCGATGCGACCGCCGACGACACCGTTGCTCTGTTCGAACTGCAAGGTTCCGGCAATGCGGTGACCGCTTCGGTGGGCTTCCGGTATGTGGCCGCTACCGACGTGATTAATATTGGTATCGGTGGCGCGGCATCCGGTGCGGTGCCCGGCAACTGGGATGCCGCCGCGATTGAGCGCAATGTCTGGTACACGGTTGAGGCTAAGGTCAATATCGAAACTGATGCCAGCGGTACGGTCGATCTCTATGTCACCAAGGATGGCTTGAACGGCAACACGACGGCGGTGGCGTCGGGATCGTCGATCACCAATATTGCGGTAACACATGGCGTGCTGGGCATACAGGATCATCTGGCGACAACGACCGGCGTGATCCTGATCGACGATTTCGTGATGGACGATGCACAGTTGTTCCATGTGCGTGATCGCTACCCGTTTCAGAAGGTGATGACCAAATCAGGCCATGCCTTTGTCGGGCCGGGTCAGATCGATATCGCGGCTTTGCTTTCGACGGGCGCTGATAATGTCTTGAAGCTCTATGACACCGATATTGCCTTGGTCAACGATGATCAGGGCTTCGTCACCGAGCTTGATATGTCGGCGTTCTCTTCGGTCGAAGGCCCATTGACTTTTTATCGTGGTTGCTACTGCGAGCTTGCCGGAACCAGCCCGCGCGCTCATTTGATCTTCGAAAATAAAAGGCCGCAGCATTGGACTGACCGTGAGATACACGATTACGGCCTGAAAGGCGGCCCGCGATGAGTAAAGGATACGTCCCTGCAAAAAATATTATTGGCACCGATGTTCAGGCGTGGGGCGATATTCTCGATGATCTAAACACGCTTGGCGCGGCGGCATCCGACGGGCAGTTCATTGTTGCAACCGGAGCCGGAACATTTGCTTACGAGGCTACGACCACCGCCCGTACATCGCTTGGCGTTGGCGCGGGCGATAGCCCTCAATTCACAGGCATCGAACTTGGTCACGCATCGGACACCACTCTTACCCGCGTCAGCGCGGGAGTGCTCGCAATCGAGGGTGTCAATGTTGTCACTACGTCTTCGACCTCCACTTTAACCAACAAGACCTTCGATGCAAATGGCACCGGCAATAGTCTATCCAACGTCGATCTGGCCGATTTGAGCATCGGTGCTAAAACTGAATCCATTATCATCGCGGCTTCGGACGAAACTACGGCGCTGGAAACCGGCGCGGCAAAAACGACATTCAGGATGCCCTATGCGTTTACGCTGACCGATGTTAGGGCCAGCGTAACCACAGCGCCAACCGGCGCAACGCTGACAGTCGATATTCACGAATCCGGCACCACCGTTCTGTCAACCAAAATCACCATTGACGCGACCGAGAAAACCTCAACGACGGCAGTAGCAGCCCCGGTGATAGGCGATGCTGCCCTAGCCGACGATGCCGAGATCACCATCGACATCGATCAGATCGGCTCATCCGTTGCTGGCGCTGGCCTTAAGGTTTACTTGATCGGATATCAGACCTAATGGGCAACATCATAAACCCATTCCGGTACGGCACCGTAGCGCCTGCTACTGTTTCTCGTGAAGGGCACTCTTTTACTAATGCCTCGCAGACCGTGTTTACCGAATCAGCGGTGGCTATTGGGACAGCGGCGGCTGACAGGAGTGTTATCGTCGTCGCCAGCGGAGGTGCCGGTACACGGACGATCTCCGGTCTGACGATTGGGGGCAATGCTGCCGCTTTAGTAAAGAGACAAGAAAATAGTCTTCGCACGACAGAGATATGGTTATATGCTTTAACCACCGGTACCACGGCTGATATAGTAACTACGTGGAGTGGGGCGCAATTGTATAATAGTGTAACCACTTTTGCGGCTTACGGTATTGGCGCGACTCATGATACAGCGGGAGCTGTGTCTCCCTCCCCCATGTCAGACACGATTGACTGCCCCGCCGGCGGAATAATCATCGGGGGTGTCTGCAACAGCAGTAACCGCACAACGATTTGGGCGGGGATTACGGAAGACGACGATAATGCAGACGATAACCTGCACAATAGTTCTGCCAGTGACGCCTTCGCTGCGGTGCAGACGGGGCTGACGATTTCCGCTACGCTTAGTGATACCGCCGCAACCTCGCCTATGGCCGTGGCATCATGGGGTCCGGCTTAATCAGTGACTCACTACTAAAGGAGATAGGATCGTGGCAACCACAGAAGTTACTACAAGTCTAATCAAAGACCTTGCTGGTAACACCACCGATCTCACACGCGGCGCAAATAGTGGCTCAAGCACCGATGATCCAACATTTAACGATGATGGAGAATTTTCAGCAGACAGCTATTTCAGTTTTGATGGCGGCGACTTTATCCGATGCGGTGCTTCCGACGCATGGCAGAATACATTTCACAAAGACAACGCCGTGCTGACCATTATGTGTGTTCATTGGCTACCCGTTACACATGGTAATGGATATGTATTCTATACTGCCGATGGCGTTGCAGGAATGATCGGCTGTCGGCTGTTGCCCGCCCATGTTAGCGCAGACACGGCAGAATTCTCCGTGCGATCTGCTGGGGGTCAGCCATTTGCTGCGACATCTACTACAGCGTGTGTGGAGGGTGCTTGGAACTTTATCTTAATCTCTCTTACTGAAGCAACTGGTGCAGGTGGGGGTTTTTGGCACGTTAATGGAACCAATGACACGGCATTTGATAGTACCTATACCTCCCCTGACGCGAGTGCTGCGGACGATCCATTAACAATTGGTGCACATGGTGGTATGAGCGGTGGACTTTTAGACAATGGATCACGCATAGGTGCATTGGCTGCTTGGACTTCTGCTTTAACGACTACAAACGCTTCAGCAATTTATGATGCTATGGATGGCGTCTACGATTTTGGAAATTGATATGACCATCTTTCTCGAATTTCCCCCCAATCGGCTGACCGCCATCAAGAACGCCTATCTTGGACAGAACGTGCCGGGCGACGAAGAGATCGAAAAAATCCAAGATAAGCCCCCCGTGGATGCCACCGGGACTCGGATGATAATCGGATCAAGCCGTATGACGGAAACGCACTCTGGCAATCTCCAAATCGGCAATGCGCCGTGGCTGACCATCCATTCCGAATGGCCCGCCGATTGGCAATACCCGGAGGTGTTGTTATGACTCAAGTAGGTAGCGTTTATTGGTAGATAAGGCGCTCTGTGGTAAGCGCCGGGTGTTTGGAGAAATATTTACGGTAATAGTTTTTTGCTGCGGGTGCAGGATGATTTAACAGGTCTGGTTACCTTTCGGGCAACGATACAGGAGGCTCTGGCGTAATGGGCGCAACCACACAGCTTACGGATTTTTCTGATCTTTATACCGACCTGATTAATCGGGCGCGGCAGACGACGGGTGTTACCGCGACCAACAATCAGGCCAAGCGCTACATCAATATCGCGCTGCACGACATGCATGTTGGCTTCGGCGAGAAGTTCTACTGGGCGGAACGTAACGACATTCTGCGCACTCAGCAGGATTACACTACCGGCACGGTGACCGCCACTATCGGCTCGACGACATTGACCGGATCAAGCACCCTCTGGAACACGGCCAACGATTTCAGCGTCAACAATGTGCGTGTCGGCGGTAAGATGGTGATTAATGGCGAGCCTGATGTCTATGAGGTTACGGCTATCGCCAGTGATACTAGCCTGACCCTTGCCGATGCATACATCAATGCGACCACGGCTGGGCTGTCCTATGTCTATTTCGAGGATGAGTATGATCTGGCGTCCGACTTCCTGCGGCCCGTTGACTTGCAGAAGTTCGATAGCAACCGCGAGATCGATCTTATCTCGCGCAACGACTTCCGCCGTCGCTGGCCGCGCAACAAGATCGCTGGCAAGCCTGAGATCGCGGCCATCTTCGACCGTCCGCCGTCCGGCAACACGACGCCGCGACGCCGCGTGCGCTTCTGGAAGCCGCCTGATGACTTCTACCTGATTCCCTATTCCTACGTCACCGGCAACCTTGCGGTGTCTTCATCGGGCACCGCCGCCGCCAACTTGTCGAGCGACGACGATGAGCCGATTGTGCCGCTGCAATACCGGCATGCGATAGTGCTGCATGCGCTCTATCACTGGTATCGGGATAAGAAGAACGACAAGCGTAGCGCCGAGGCCAAGGCTGAGTATGTCGATCTGGTTTCGCGCATCGTCGGTGATAATGAAACCGGAGCCAACCGCCCGCGCATCCGGCCCAATGTCGCCGGTTACATGAGCAAGGCGCGCAAGCCCTACCGTGGCCGTCTTGGACGCCGGTTCGTGCTAGGCACCGCCTTCGATGAAATGAGGGAATAGCGTATGCCGACGGATGATCTCAATATCAGGCATAGTTTCGGCGGTGGCTGGGCAACCGACTTCGGGCCGGTGACCGATGCCGCGCCCGATCCCAATGGGCTGATTTCCATCCCCTTCCTAATCGACGCCGAGAATGTCTTCTTCGATCTTGATGGTGGGCCGCGCAAGATACCCGGCCAGATGGC